GCCTGCCTGACTGGCAGACCTTTAATAACTTTTGCCACAAGGCTATCTCATCCGGAGTGTCGGCCACTTCGAGGATCTTCTGTAGTTTTTCTACCTCTAGTTCCACCAAATCGTCGGACAGGCGCATTCCAATAGACGCGATCTCCTTTAGTTTATTAAAATCAAATTCAGCTTTATCACTAAAAGGATTTTTAACAAGATGTTTCAGGTTTAAAGAAATAAGGCGGCAACTATCATATGCGGAGAGGGGAATTTCGCCACATGGGTTCGTACAGATAGTTTTAAATCCATGCTCATGGTAACTCTCGGCCGGCAAATTCTTGGTAATATTATCCCACATTAAAAGCCCCGGTTCCGCCGTTGTGGTGGCCGACTCTACAATCGTATTCCACAGACTCGCTGCATCAATATCGGTAGTATAGCTAGGGTTGTCTGAATCTATGGGGAACTGAAGTGTGAACTGTTCATTGTTTTCGACGGCATGCATGAATGCATCGCTTATCTTCACAGAAACGTTTGCACCAGTGACCTTAGTTAAATCATGCTTCATTTGCACAAATTTTTCAATATCGGGGTGGCGTATGTCCATTGAGATCATTAAGGCCCCCCGTCGTCCATTCTGTCCAATCATGCGACACACATAAGAATAAAAATCAGCGAAGCTCCACGCTCCCGTAGTAGTGCGCGCAGCATTGTTGACAACGCCGTTCTCCGGACGCAGGGCGCTAATATCAAGGCCCACGCCGCATCGGCGCTTAAAGAGGTTGGCGAGATCTTTCCCCGCATCCACAATGGATGAAATGTTGTCTTCGGGGCTGTCAATAACAACGCAATTAGATAATGATACGTTGAGATAATTGTTTCCTATTCCCATCATAGGCGAGCCCTGCGGAACAATATATTTAAAATCTGTGAGATAAGAACTTATTTCTTCTTGAGTGAGGCCCGAGCATTCCTCTGTGGCAAACTTTTCCTCAATGCGAGCGAATTCAGCAGCCAAGCGGGCATGCATATCCGCCGGCGTCTTTTCCATATAAACTCCGTGTTTGTCGCGGAGACAATATTTAGTCATAAAGACATTTGTGGCGAGTTCGTCGCCATCAAAATAAGCTAATGTTGCTGCTTTCACTTCCTCGCGTTCATACATTTTCACACACCTCCACTTTTACTCTTTTTAAACTTCTGGTATTTTTCTGCTAGTCTTTGTTTCTGTGTCTTGGATGTAAGACCCTCGTCACCCTCTCCTGTATGAGTGGGCTCTAGAACTTTGATAGCAACGTTCGACGTGTCCATAAACAGCGGGTATACCATCCCGTCAGGGCCGTTTCGATTTTTAGCCACGAACAGGCGACCAGTGTTGCCTAGCTTGTCTTCAGCAGTGCGAGAAATAGAGAAAATAAAATCAGACACGAAGCACTTGTTAAACGCCTCTGATATTGCCTCCATCGTTACCACCTCTGCATTCAATCCCGAGCGGTTGGTCTGTGATGCTGTCCAGATGGGACATTCATATTCTTGGGCCAAGCCTCGTAACTCTTCATAAATAGATTCGAGTTCATTTCTTTTCTCTCGTTGGGACACTACCGGCTTTAATAAGTCAGCATAATCCACGATGATCATGTCCACATCTATCTCTTTCATCTTAAGCTTTTCTAGATGACTTTTTAAGGTCTGAGTTGATGCAGACTTGGTGGGATACTCTTTAATGATCAAACGGCCTTCGATGTCTTGTATGTCTTCATAAATTTTTTCCTTATGGGATGTAAGTTGGGCCAGCGGCACCTTCGTGATACAACTATCATAACGCGACCCGATAACAGTATCTTGCAGCTCTAGCGTATAGTGTACAACAGTGAGGCCCTCCTTCAGGGCCCGGCTTCCCAGGTGCACGAGGGCCATCGATTTACCCGCGCCAGTGGGCGCAATAACAACGCCCAGTTCCTTCTTCCCTAGCCCCCCTTTACATAGGTCGTCGATAAGATTCCATCCTGTCGGGACAGGATTGCGAAACTTAGGCTTGAAGCGCTCCTCAAAATCCTTTTTCCAATCATACCCCTCATTGTTGTTGGCCCCCAGCTTTAAAGAATCATTAATAACTTTAGCAATCTCATCATAGGAGGATGTACGAAGCAGCCCAATAGATTGAATCATCGCCGACTTCAGATTTTGCTTGCGACAAAAATCTAACGAAGTGTCTTTGATATACTCGGCATTTTGGACATTACCGTTCATACATCGTGCATAAAATTCACGCACCTGTTGTTGTGTTAGTTGGTTTGAATCATCGATGCCGGCTCTTAAAATCGTAGCCATGATTTGACGACTCGGGTGCACTCCGTACTTGCCACGATAGTTATAAATCTGTTGCGTAAAGAGTTTCAAGTATCTAAGCTCCAAAAAGTTAATATCGAGAACCTCTTCAATTTGATCAGCAAAAGGCCGGTCATCTAATATAAGCATACAGAGTTGCTCTTGAAATGCTTTTCCGTAACGGGAAAAGTCTGCAGACGTTTGTTCAAAATCCATTCTTACCTCTTGTGTATTCTACTTGGAATGAAGGGGCTTGTCAACAGAAATCCGATTCATGATGGCATAAAGATCGCTCCAGTCCATCACTCCAAATCCATCTTCTGCCATCATCTTAATAAAGCCCGTTCGGTTATAGTCATATGCAAATCCTACAAGTCCCGTGTCAATCTTTTTTTGCGTCTGCAAAGATAGGGTAGGATTGTACAGCTGCATGAGTCGATAATTCAATCTAATTATGTCCTCGTTGAGTGTTACGGCCTCGTAAAATTTAGGGCGCCTCTTGTCATCTCTCCTAAAGTCGTGACAATACTCAACAATCTCCTTTAAAGAAATTTCTTTCTCTTCTTGGAGAAAAGGAAGACGCTTTTTAATAGTCGGCAGGCCAGCTCCGGGTACCCCCTTAAGATTGTCTGATTTATCCCCTGCAATGGCCCGAGCAACAGCAAAATTATTAGGATGAATGCCGTACTCTGCCAAAACATTATTACGGTTGTGAACCTTTTTCTGAATTGGGCGAAACAGGACTGTCTCTTCATCACAAAGTTGAAGGAAGTCTTTATCGCTCGATACAATTATTTTCTCCCAGCCGGCAAAATGAGACGAACGTGCAACAAAGGCAATAACGTCATCAGCTTCCACCTCCGGGAACATATACTGAACGACTGGCAAGTGATTCAAATATTCAAGCAGGCGCGCTTGCTGCCAAATCTTATTTTGCAGTTCCTCGTCTTCGGTGAGATTTGTCTCACGATTAAGCCGAATGGCCTTGCGACCCTGCTTGTATTCTTTTACAATTGAGCGCCGCTTCAAAGAACCTCCCGGGCCGTCCCAACAGAGCACCACCATATCCGGCTTGAGGTCTCGGGACAACTTCTGCAATATCTTTAAAAATCCCTTCAGGCCTCCAATGGGTTGGCCATTCGTTGAAAGGCTCGGATCTACGATATAAGCCCTGAAATACATATTCAGGGCATCGACTATCATTACTCTCTTCATGCTGCTGTCCACCATTGTGGAACCTCCGTTTTCCATGTGGCGAAAGAAGCTTTTTCGCCGTGGTAATATGCGCGATAAGCGGTCACCGCGCATTCATTTTTATACTTTGTGGGCATTGCCTGTGCAAAGGGCAAAAGCTCCGTTGATGCGAATTCTACAGGCTGATGGGCGCACCATTCAATAATGGCCTGACTTTTGTGAGTCTTGCCGTAGCGCTTTGTGTACTCGGCGCACATGGCGTTGCCATGAGCCACTAGCCAGTCCCAGTTGGCTTTAGATTGACCAGCCCATAGCGTGCATGGGTGCTTGGCGTGCGTGGCCCTGTAGGGTGTCTCAGCGCCCGTGTGGCTGACAACAGTGCAAAGCATCTGCGCTGTTTCAAGAATCATCTTGACAACGTGCTTGTCGCACAACATTTGAGCTGCAATCTTAGGGTCCTCGTGGACAACAAATATATTCATAGTTTTATACTCACTCTAACTCCAATAACAAAAGCTCCTATAAGTATAACCTATAGGAGCCCCTGTGTCAATAGAAAAGTAGACTATTCTTCTTCGCCCTCAAGGGTATAAAAGTCCTCAGCTTCTCCGATACGTTTATCAAACTTCATAATAATTTCTTCATCCATAATCTCAAGGACACGATTTCGGAACTTTTCGTCCTGCAGCTTATCTATCCAATGAGAACCCATGAACTTCTCTTCAGTTCCATCATCGTAGAGGAGAGAGTACCATGCGCCAGCACGTCGGATTCTATCAGAACTCTTGATGGCTTCGAACCAAGACTCTTCGTCCTGAATCCCCACCTCTTCGCCCCACAGAATCTTGAAGGCACAATTGCGCCCCTGAGTCCCAAAACGAGACTTCTCCAGCTTAACCTTTACCTCTGACCCAATACGAAATCCATTCTCATCGAGAACGAAACTAGCCTTGGCCTTGCGACCTGTTAACCAGATGCGTAAGGAGTAGGCATAAATCATAGCCTTCCCTCCTGGCGTAACATAGGGGGTCACCATCGCCTCCGCTGGCATGCGCGTGATATTTGTCTTAAGCTGATTAAGAACCAAGAAGGTGGAGCGACTGTTTGCAATAGGAATTGTCAACTTTGACATCCCCTTTGCCAGGATGCGCGCCTTCACTGCCATCGATGATTGAGGGTTAAAATCACCCTCCACATCCGAAACGGACGGCGTAAGAGCTAGTGAATCCCAAATAAAGAGAGTTCTTTCTGCTCCGCTATTAAGAATACTTTCAATAGTTTCAAGCACTTGCTCAACTGACTGCACCTGAACATAGATAAGGTCTTCTAGGTCACATCCGGCGCGTTCTAAGAAAGAAGGGTCAATGGCTGATTCTGCGTCCATATAGACAACAGCCATTCCCATTTTCTGAGCGTTTCCAGCTATTTGTGCAGCCATAAAGGATTTGCCGGTCGCTTCCAGACCGGCAATCTCAGAAATCTTTCCTACCGGAATTCCCGCCAATTGGCCGCGGCATATAATGCTGTTCAGCCATCGTGAACCAGTCGGAATCCACTCCTTCACTTCAGTAGGGTTTTCGTCCTTTAAATTATAAGCAACGTCCATCCCAGACGTCTTGTTAATAAGATTGCGGAGGTCCCCGATGGAAACCTTTCCGGCAGTTGATTTAGCTCTCGCCATTAATATCCTCCAACCTTCTCTTGAGGCGCCGAATTTGAATATCTATTTGCCGTAGCCTGTACGCCAAATAAAAGGCGCCAAACAACACAGCAAAGGTGGGTAGTAATTCCATGATATCTCCTAAAAATATGTGAGACACCTGATAACCCTGTGCCTCCCTGTGGGTCAGTCATTTACTTCTTCTGAACGAAGGCGTAAAGCTTTTCAGCTTCCGTTAAAATCTCTTCAGTCGTGTAAGGGGCAACAGCGGCGCGCTGTCCCTCTGGCTTAAGAAATTCATTCTCAACTTGGCGACCGGTCTGGTCAGCCACGATTCCAATTGCCATTCCTAGCAACTCGGTGCGGAGTTCGTATCCGCTTTTGTTTGTCTCACTCATAATATCCTCCTGTGTGTGTATAAGTGTGAGGCCCCTGATAACCCTAGGCCTCCCTGTGGGGGGGATTATTAGAGAGCGCCCAACTCTGCAAACGCCGCGTCCACCGGATTCACATCACTTGTGGTATCCGTAGACGTACCGTTATACTTCGTAGTCTCTGAAGAAACTGATTCAGGATCCTCCAAGCCACCGTTGACAAAAGCATCGAGCATGTTGCCCACGTCTTCAGTAGTCTTGCGTTCAAACAAGGTGTCGAAATCTGGGATAGAATCCAACAGCTCCGCACACTTGTCAGGAGTCATCTCTTCGCACAGCTCAGAGCTACGACGGCGCGGAGTAAGTTTAGTTTGAGGGAAACTCGCGCCGGCCGGCTTGCCGTAGACCATAGTCAGGTCGGTGCCGGTTTCTGGATCTGTAATGTCCCCATATTCGGGGTTGAGGACCAAAGTGAGCAGGTTTTCATAGGCAGTCTTGCCATAGCCCCAGATGCGCACCCCTCGGTCTTCTTCGCCGCGAACAAGCACGGGGGAGAAGAAGCGGCCGCGAACAAAAAGGCTCTTTGCAAGCTTCTTGCTCTCGTTGTCATCATTATTTACGCCTTCGCGCCAGAGCTGTGATGCAAAATCACAGACGGGACAGTCTTCACCGTAATTGCGCTTGGGGCATAAAAATCCCGGGTTGGTACCCAAATTATAATGGAACCACTTCTCCTTGAAGGGGTCTCCATCTGCGGTGGGGATAATGCGAATTGCCTGCTCCCCGTCTTGTGGACGCCAAAAGGTGTCCCTGTCGCCGCCTTCGCCGCGAACTGTCGCGAGCTTTGCTCGCATCTTATCAATATTGATACCCATTTTATTTTCCTTTCATTGGGTTAGAGTACGATCAGCCAATCTCCTGACCGTCTATGTCGTCTAAATAAGATTGTACTATAGATGAATGCTTTATGCAATAACAATATTTTTGTTCATAACTCGTCTCATACACACCGTATGAGACGCTCACCTTATCAACGGCCATGCTTTTGATATAAGAGGTAATCTGCTTAAACAGCTTACTGTCGTTCTTTAAGTCCTCCTCATTGATACCATAATAGTATACCACATCCCTCGGAGAACGCAAGTCATAAAACCATTTTTCTTCATTTTTTTCTACGTCCACCACGCCAACAGTAGAAATACGTGCAATTTCCGCCGGTTGGGTGAAGGTGCCGAGAAGAGGCTCACAGTTTTTAAAAACATTCACCATGTGTAAGGTATTTACAATGGCCTGATTGAGGGTGTCATAGTAACTACTAATCGGTACTTCCCCCACGCATGCCTCGATGGCTGGATTGGAGACTAAATACACGCGCTCAAATAGGCCCGATCTCCCATACTCCTGAAACACATTCTTCACAATGCGCTCCTGCATCTTTTCTGTTTCACTAAGAAGAGATAAATCGGGCTCAATATAAAGCACGGAAAGCTCCACGTTTTCAAGCTGTTGCAGAAGGCGCAGCGCGCCACCGCTTATGGTACCCGCGCCGGTGACGATGAACAGAGTCTCTCCGCTAATCCCCTTCAGCTTCGTTTTCAGGCTTGGAAACTTCTTCTCATATTCCTCATGAGAGGTCCGCTCTGTCACGTGAAAACAGCCGGGACCTTTAATGCC